ATGCGTGACTGGTATACGTCGCAGGAACTGGCGGGCCTTCCTGGGTTGCCAGGAACCGTTCCTGGCATTCGCAAGGTGGCTACTCGCCTTGAGTGGGAGAGCCGGAAACGTCTCGGCACCAAAGCGGTCGAGTACCCGTTTTCGTGTCTGCCCGCCGAAACGCAAGCAGCGCTGATGGCCCGGTCCATTGCTGAGGTGAAGGCTCCAGTCGAAGCGGTCCCCGCCGAGGTTCCGGAGCAAAAGGCTATCGCAACAGTGGCCAAGGGCACCGCAAAGCTGAATGACGTTCAGCGCGCAGTGATGGTGGCTCGGCTCTGCTTCATTCGGGAGATCGAACGCATGTGCGTCGCGACCTCGCAAAATCGCGCCATAGACGTTTTGGTCAAACAAGCCCGCGATGGGGCACTGAGTCCGTATTTGACTGAGCGGCTGGCCCTGGCCAATAACAAAAAGACGGGCGACAGAACGCTATCGGAAAGAAGCTTAAAGCGTTGGCTGTCTGCATATCGCACCGATGGTGAGGCGGGCTTAGCACCGTTGCGCCAACGGCCGAACCTGACGGTTCCTGCGTGGGCAAAAGATTTTCTTCGGTGTTACCAACGGCCTACAAAGCCGAGCGTGGCGGCCAGCTATGCCGAGTTTGCGCAACGCTATGAAGGTCCGCTGCCAAGCATCCACGCAGTGCAACGCTTTTTGAAAAAGCTATCGCCAGAAGCTTTGCAGGCGGGGCGAATGAGCTCGCAGGAACTTAAAGCGCTGCAACCGTTCCGGCGTCGCTCTACGAAGAATTTGTTTCCAGGAGACGTTTACACCGCCGACGGCCATAAATTCGATGCAGAGGTCATCAATCCTCTGACCGGCAAGCCATACCGGCCAGAGATCACAACCGTGCTAGACGTGGCCACCCGAAGAGTCGTTGGCGTATCGGTGGGGGAAGCAGAATCGGCCATTGGCGTTTTGGACGCGCTGCGTGATGCGGTCCGTGAATGCATGTTCGGCATTTTCTACGTCGACAACGGCTCAGGTTTCGCTAACGACACCGTGCGGGAAGTTGTCGACCGCTTGGGCGGCACGATGACCCACTCGCTGCCATACAACAGCCAGGCGCGGGGCCTCTCCGAGCGGGGACACCAGACCATTTGGGTGCGAGCGGCCAAGAAGCTGACGAGCTACATCGGTGCCGACATGGATAAGCACGCCGGTACACGAGTGCATCGCATTGGCCGTAAGGAACTGCGAGAGGGCGGGAAAAGCAGGCTGCTCCCCGCGTTCGGTGAATTCATGTCGGGCGTTGAACATGAAATCGCGACCTACAACGCGACTCCCCATCGAGGCCTCGCCAAAATTCGCGACCCCGAAACCGGTGTATTGCGGCATATGAGCCCGAACGAGGCTTGGCAAGCCGCAATAGCGGAAGGCTGGGAGCCGATCACCGCGCCCGGTTCGTTGGTTGAATCGCTCATGCGTCCGCAAGTGGTGCGCACGACGAGACGCGGCGAAGTCGCTTGGGCGGGGAGCACCTATTTCCTAACGGATCTAACGGCCTTGCACGGGCAAGAAATACGCATCGCCTATGACGTTAGAGATGCTAGCCAAATCTGGACGTTCACGTTAGACGGCGAGCTGATCGGTGCGGCCCAACTGGATGGAAACAGCTCGGACTATATGCCTCGCACCATGGTTGAGATGGCGCGGGACAAACGGCAACAAGGCCAGTTCAAGCGTGCGGTAGACAAGTTGGAAACGTTGACCGGGCAGCGAGTAGAGATGATCGCCCCTACAACCGCGCCGTCTGCAAGCCTTTCGGCAGAAGCCCTGGAGGCGGCACGAGATTACGCCCAGTCGTTGGATCAGCAGCGGCCTACGTTCGTAGTCCCAGGGGACGACGTAGCGCGTTACCGACTTTGGGTTCGGTTGAATCAACGAAAGATTGCCGGTGAAGAACTGACTACCGACGAAGCCCGGTGGTGGGAACGTTATCCCGCCCATCCGGACTTCGTGGCAATGCAAAGAGTATTTCAACACGCGGGTTGAGAAGCCCACGTTTCAAAGCAGTCAGCGTGCGCCAACACGCTAGACATAGGAGGAGAAGCACAGTGAGTGTAAACAAAATTGTTCCTTTAACAAATGTCGGTCTTTTGTCCGGCGCAATGAGTCGCGCTATGGGGCGTCCAATCGGGCTGCCAGGATTGGTGGCAATGTACGGTCCTAGTGGCCTTGGAAAGAGCGCGGCGGCGGCATTTGCTGCTAATCAGCATCGTTGCTATTACGTCGAATGTCGCGACACTTGGAGTAAGAAAGCGTTTCTGACTGCGGTTCTCCACGAGATGAGCCTTTTACCTGGCCGCACGTTGTCAGAAATGGTCGACCAGATCTCCGTCCAGCTATCCGCTTCGCGTCGCCCATTAATCGTGGATGACGTGCAATATCTGTTGGATAAGGCTGTGGCGAATGTGCTGACCGATATCTACAACGCGAGCGAAGCGACCATCGTCCTGATTGGCGAAGAGCGCGTTCCTGCATCGCTTCAACGTCTGGAGCGCTTGCATAATCGTGTGCTGGAGTGGGTTCCAGCGCAGCCAGCAACGCTTGATGATGTCCGCCAACTGGCACGCGACAACTACCCAGGCGTCAGCTTTGCAGATGACCTGCTGTCTGATTTGAATACTGCGACCAAAGGCTGCCTGCGTCGCGTGGCGGTGAACCTCTACAAGGTCCAGTCCGAAGCTTCAGCGATGATGCTTGATCAAGTGGATTTGAAAGCGTGGGGAAATCGCGGTTGGTATACCGGCGAAGCTCCGATTCGGAGGGCCATGTAATGGCAGGCCGGGCACCTCACCTTATCGTTTCAGGCGGTAAAAGCCCAAAGCAGCGTATATGGGAAGCGATGCGCATCTTGGCTCAAGGGTTCGATGTTCATGACATTGCAAGACGTAGCGATCAGATGCCGAACGAGATTGTTCGTTACATTGACGCACTAAAAAAAGCGGGCATCGTTGAGACTGTTGTTGATGACTACCGCAAGGGCCAAGCTCGACTTTACAAATTGGCCAAGGATGAGGGGGCTGAGCATCCGCGTCTCAATAGTAAAGGCGAACGTACTTATGACCATCTCGCAACGGAGAATATGTGGCGTTCTTTACGGATCCTTGGTGGGAACGTAACGGTACGGGATGTGGTAAGTGCGGCGTCAGTCGGCACAGTGTCGCTTACCGCTACCAAAGTTAGACAGTACCTGAATGCTCTTAGCGAGGCGGGTTATCTGGCTAAGACCCCCGGCGACACCGCCATGGGAATACCTACGTTTTACTGCCTCATTCCTGGCAAAGACACCGGTCCCCGTCCACCGGAGATCCGTCAACTTGAGTCGTTGCAGGTCTACGACCCAAACCTCAACCGGCTGATCTACACCAAGACAACTGGTACGCCGGGTTCAGATCGTAGCTTGATCGAGCCCGGTATCGACTTAGCGCGGACCCGTGAACTCTTGGGCGAATGGCTCACCTTGGCAAAAACTGCCAAGGGGCCGGTCTCGCTTCCTGCGGACCTGGTCCAGCGGACTCAATTGGAACTGGCTTCGCAGGAAGAATCGGGAGGCCTCCAATGACACAAGTAGACCTGTCGAAATGGGGCCAGCAGCCACCGCTCTTTGTTCGTCTGCTCGCGGCGGAAGTGGCAGCGAGCGACCGCACCAAAGCGGCGGTTCGAATCGGCATGAGCCGTACGGCGGTAAGTTTGATCCTGGCGAATAAATACACCAGCCCTAGCACGGCGGGTGTTGAACGCCGCGTCATGAACGCGCTTGGCCGGATGGACTGTGTCGCCGTCAACGATGTTGTGACTATCGAACAGTGCCAAAACTATCGCGACAAGCCGCCGCCGACGCACAACCCACAAGCGATGCAGAGTTGGCGAGCCTGCCAGTACTGCGCCTTCAATCCCAATTGTGCAGGTGCCGAAAATGCAACCATCCATTGAGATTGCCAGCCCACCAAGGCCCGCCGTTCAGATCTATATCGCTGGTCGCAGCATGATCCGTCTGTACCAAGGGGAGAAATGCGTCGGTTTTTCCGACAGCTATAAGTTCGCCCAAATTCGAGCGGATGAACTGGCAAAGGCGAAGCCCGAACCGGAGGTGCATTGATGCGTACTCGATGCCCTAACTGCGGAACGACAGTAAGCCTTGATGCGCTGATCGCACACGACGGTGCACGCGAAGCACTCGGAGTGGCCTTTAAGGTTTCCGGTCAACTCGGTAGCGCCTTGATTCGCTATGTCGGCTTGTTCCGGCCGGAAACCCGAGAACTGACTATGGATCGTGTGGCCAAGATCCTCGGGGAGCTTCTTCCCGATCTTCAGGCCCAGCGCATCGAACGCAACGGAGCAGTCTTCAATGCCCCTCCTGCATGTTGGGTATGGGCGATTGAACAGGCGATTAGCGCACGCGATTGCGGTCGCTTAACGCCACCGCTTAAAGGCCACGGCTGGCTCTACCAAGTGATGAGTCAGTGGCAGGGTGAAGCGAGTTCGACGGTACTGCGGCCAGAGATGAGCATGCACAAACCGCCTGTAGTCGCCCGGCCAAGCCAAACAACTGCCGCGCTGTCAGCGCTACAGGGGCGATTAAATGGTGGATGACTGGCTGGAGCGCGAAGTAATCGCCGGGTTGATGGGGCTCGTCGCTCTGCGCTTGGACGGTGCGCCTGCCGCAGATGCTGTGACTCACACACTGGATATCTGGCTGGTGGCCTTGAAAAAGGCGCAACGCTGGAACGAAGAGACAGACAGGGAGCGCGTTAAAGCCTCTTTCGAAATGCTCTTTGCAAGTTGCGAGCGGTGGCCTGCACCTGCCGCACTGATTCGGATGTTGCCTTCCAGGGATCTCCCTCGGGCACTACCGAAGCCTGTTTTAACGAATGAGCAACGCGCAAATGGACGTCGACGGATCGGGGAGATCTTCGAAGTGCTTGGGCGCCGTATTACCAAACACGAAACGAACACGGAGCAACACAACGAATGAGCATTCCAGAAGGGTTCCGCCAGGACGCCCAGGGCCACTTGGTGCCGGAAGTACTGATCAAGCCAATTGACTTGGCTCGCGATGAGCTGGTCACTGAGCTGGTCAACAGAGCGAAAACAGTGTCAGGGGCGTTGGGCGCTTTCAAAGCCTCGGCGTTTGGGGACATCAAGGCGTTTGTGGACATGTCCGCAGAGCAGTACAAAGCGACCATCGGCGGCAAGAAAGGCAACGTAACGCTGCTGTCGTTTGTTGGCCGTTACAAGATCATCCACGCGGTTCAGGACTCCATCAAATTCGACGAGAGGCTACAAGCGGCACGCGTGTTGATCGATGAATGCGCAGCCGAATGGACGCAGGACGCACGTAGTGAGGTACGCGTCCTGGTTAACGAGGCATTCCGCACCGATAAAGCGGGTGAAATCAGCACTGGTCGAGTGCTGGGCCTTCGCCGGTTGGACATCCAGGACGAACGATGGCAGCGGGCGATGCAAGCCATCAGTGAAGCCGTTCAGGTTGTTGGTTCAAAGAGCTACATCCGGGTGTACGAGCGTATCGGGGACTCAGACCAGTACGCCCCCATACCCCTCGATATCGCAAGCATCTACATGCAGGACACCGCGTCCCCAACATTGCATTGAATTGCGACCAGCTCTGAAAACACATCTGCCAAAACAGACCAACCGCGAGATTAATTCGAATGGCCAAATTCCAAATCATCATCGAAGACAGCACCGATGGCGTGTCCATCACCGTAGATAACGCAAGCCAAATGAGCGGCAGCGCAGCAGGTCACGTTGCTGCTCGCCTTATCGCTCGCATTCCGCTTGAAGGCTCCGTCCGCCATATGGGTGGCTGCGATTGCGAGATCTGCCAAGCGATGCGCGAAAAACTAGTCCTTAACCCAACCATCCACTAAGCGAAACCGTCCCAGGCCTCCTGGGACGGTCTATCCGGCGTGGCATCCGGATACTGATGAGCTGCCGAGGATGTGAGGGGAAAGGAGAAATGAATCGACGTAACGTGAACCTGTCAAAGATCCATATCGCTAAAAAGGATTTGGGCCTTGACGATGAAACCTACCGGGCCTTGCTCAACCGGGTTGCGGGGGTAAAGTCCGCCAAGGATCTGGGGTCGATCAAAGTGGCAGCCGTGCTCGCCGAGTTTGAGCGGCTGGGCTGGAAACCCAAAGCCAAACCGGCTGGGCGGGCAACTCCGAAAGTAGCACCGGATAAACAAAGGCTGATCGGCAAGATTCAAGCGTTCATGGCCGACGCCAAGCGACCTTGGGAATATGCCGATGGAATGGCGAAGCGGATGTTCAAGGTTGAGCGAGTTGAGTGGCTGGACTGCCAGCAATTGGGGAGCCTGGTCTCGGCGCTGACTTACGATGCGAAGCGTAACAAGAGGCCAGCCTTATGAGTCAGGACCAGCTATTCCCCAATGACACTGACAGGCTGGACCCCAATAAAGTACTGGCCCATATGGAAGATCCTTCGGTCATGCATCGTTGGGAGGGAACAATCAAGGAAATGGTCGAGATCGCCGAGGCTGAACTGCGGGGCAAGCTTCAAGACAGGCCAGAGGCAGTGGCGGAAATTGCCAGGGCGGTGGTCTTTGCGATATGCGACACCATGGGGGGAGCGGTGGTTTACTTACCTCGCGGCGACTCTTTGAAGAAAGCCATGCGCGATGCGGCGATCTATCGGGATTGGCGCGACTCAAACATCCAGCCAACGGACTTGGTGCGCAAGTACAAGCTTGCATCACCGACTATTTATGACATCATCGCCCGCCAAAGGGCATTGCACAGGCGCAACGAGCCCGATCTATTCGGCTTCGATGACAGGACTGTCCATTAATGATGACGGCTTTGAGAGTGATGTTCACGGTATCGGCAATGTATGCGTCAGTGGCGTTTGCGGCCGCGACGTCCGACACCACTCTTGAAGCCGATTTGAGCCACGCCAAGGTTAACCAGTCGGTTGCCCAACAACTCTGGTCGAAAAATCTGGATGCTTGTTTGACTCGTGACACCTCGGCTCTAGCGCAGATCCAGCGCTCGGCAAACGAGCAATTGCACTCTCAAAGCAAAGCAACCGCGTCGCGTTTTCCAAGCTGCCGATTATTGCTAACCGATGTTGTGTATTTCAGCGGTGGTTGCTACACCGGCAGCTTTTCCCAAGCAGAGTTGGATCGCGTGCGTTCCAACTGGACACGGGATAATGTGGATTGTGCCGCGCAAATAGCCAAACCATCATCGAATATGGAAACGCTTTCGGATTCAGAATGGGAAGCGGAGCGCCGAAAGGAAGGCTCTACGGATACTGAAATCGAAACAATGAAGGCGATCAGAGGCCTTTAACGAAAGCCCCGCACTGTCGGGGCTTTTTCTTGTGCGTTTAAGAAACACTGCGATATCCCTTCCCAAGCGAATCTAGTCCGGACATCTACTCCGGCAGGTTCGCACATGGCCATTGCGCCCCGTTCATCCAGGCAATACGCCCAACTGGTTATTGATACTCCGTTTGCGGATGAATCCCAGGCGCTCTTGGACAAGTGTCCGCCGGAGTGGCGCGCTACCGTCGAGTTGATTGTAACGAGTCATGAGCGACGCGTTGCCGAACACGTCCGGCAGAAAGAAAAACTCCGACCTAAACAGCGAATCGCAGCACCGGCGTTAGGCACCTACACATCCGTGGATGCAGTACGGGGCAATCCCGTTATTGCTGCACGCTCAATTGCGGATATTCGCGCCGCACTCAAACCAACAAAGGAAGTTCGTTGATGGAACACATTCAACGGCGCCGCCGTGCGCCACGCATGACCGACTGGACCTTGATCACTCTGATTCTCTTGATCTGCCTTGCCCTGGTCGCTCCAACCAAGCTTCCGGTCGTGCTTTATAAGGCAGGCTTGGTCACGCTGGGCGGTGTGCTCGGCTACTGGATCGACCGGGCACTGTTCCCCTATGCACGGCCCAACCAAGTGGCTCGTCCCGAACGCGCCATGGCCGGTGTCCGTCGTGCTTTGGTCGTGCTGGCCTGCGTGCTTGGCCTGACGTTGGGGCTTTGATCATGCGAACGCCTCTTCTCTATCTATCGGCGCTCTGCATGGCTTCCATCATTGGACTGGCAATCAGCTTGCCGGTACGCGCAGAGATCCCCGACCAAGCCGAACGCTACCGCCGCGACCTGACCCGTATAGCGCAGGCAGAATGGGGCTTGGATGCCCCGGTTGCGACTTTCGCCGCTCAGATCCACCAGGAAAGTCGGTGGCGGTTCGACGCCAAGTCGCCAGTCGGTGCGCAAGGCTTGGGCCAGGTGATGCCCTCGACCGCGACCTGGCTCGCTCAGCTGTTTCCCAAAGCTCTGGGCAAGGTCGAGCCCTTCAACCCGATTTGGTCCATGCAGGCGCTTGTCAGCTATGACCGTTGGTTGTCGGCTCGCCTTCAAGGGAATAACCCTTGCGAACAAGCGGCGTTGACCTTGTCTGCCTACAACGGCGGCTTGGGCTGGGTATTTCGTGACCGCAAGTTGGCATCGGCTAAAGGGGCCGACCCGCTGACCTGGTTCAACTCCGTCGAGCGCTACAACGCAGGCCGCTCGGCCGCAGCCTTCAAAGAAAACCGCCTATACCCACGCTTGATCCTTTTGCGCTGGGAAGCCCTGTATGTCGCCAATGGTTGGGGCCAGGGAGTTTGTCCATGAAGACCACTTTCGAATTGCTCAAGCCAGCGCTCTGGTATTTGGGCGTCATCGCAGCGGCCGTCTACGGCCTGCACCTCAATCGGCAGGGTGGCTACGACGACGGCTATGCGCAGGGCAAAGCCGACGGTGCAGTAGTGGTCGCTCAACTGCGCGAAACCTTCGCCAGGGAAAAGCAAGGCATGGCCGAAGCCGCCGCCAGTGCGGCGAAACAAGCGTCGGCCTCATTAATTGCCGAACAGGCCAAGGGCAACCGGCTGGCGCGTCAGCTTGCGGACACTAAAGACCTGCTGCGCAAGACCACCGACACACTCACTGGAGAAATAACCCGTGTTACCAGCCAATACCGCCCGACCTTTGGCGCGCAGCTCGAACCGCTACCTGTTGCTGTGTTCACTACTGGCTTTGTCCGCGTGTGGAACAACGCCAACGGAATCTACACCGCAGTGCCAACCCCGAACGACGCCAGCGGAGCTGCTGCGACGGCCAGGGGAGCCGGAGCCGCTGATGAACTCGACTCCGGCGTTGGCCAGGCTCAAATCCTGGCCAACCAGGTGCGCAATGCCGAGCTGCATGGAATCTGCCGGGCGCAGCTCAACAACTTGATTGATTGGACGCTGAATGAAAGCAATTGATAGAGCCAGCGAACTGGAGGCGATTCACAACGAAACCTCTTTGGCGGCTCATTTGGCACAACGGGAAACCTTGACTGGACCCTCCGCTGAATTCTGCCAGATGCCGGATTGTGAAATGCCGATCCCCGAGGGACGTCGCTTGGCTTTGGTTGGTGTGCAATTTTGCGCCGAATGTCAGGCACGCCGCGACCGGGCTAGGGGGCGCTGATGCTGATGATTGAAATGCCCGCTTGGCAACTGATTGGCGCGGGGGTGACTGTCCTGGGCGGCTTTGCTGGGTTGGTGAAACTGCTGCTGCTCCAAATGGAACGTCGTCTTGATCAACGCAACGCCGTCATGGATGACCGGTTTAACGCTATCGCTAAAGACGGTGAACGTCTGCGTCAGCTTGAGCTGAGCTTTGAGCGACTGCGGGGAGATATGCCGCTGCACTACGTGCGCCGGGAAGATTACGTGCGTAACCAGACCGTCATCGAGGCCAAGCTCGACGCGCTGGCCATGAAGCTGGAAAACGTTCAACTGAAAGGAACCGTCAAATGATCGACCCCGCCAAGACGCGTCGGGAATCCCTGCGCTGGTACATCATCAAGACCCTGGACACTTCGCGTCCTGTGGATCCACACGAAGCCGTGGTACTTGCCACTATCCAAGGCATCTATCCGGACTCCACCACAATGGAGTTGCGTCGAGAGCTGGATTACCTGGCCGACCGTAGCCTGGTGACGCTGAACAAACAACCGAATGGTGTTTGGATCTGCGGCCTGACTCACTACGGTGTAGACCTCGCTGAATACACCATCCCTTGCAATCCCGGCATTGCCCGCCCCGAAAAATATTGGAGCTAAGCCATGCCCCCGCGCAGCAAAGTCGCCAGCCTGCCAGCGGCTGTTAAAGCCTGGCTGGATAAAGCCCTCGCTGAAAACGGCTTCGGCGAGTACGAAAGCCTTGCGGCCGAGCTGTCGGCCAAGGGCTTTTCCATCAGCAAGTCAGCCTTGCACCGCTATGGACAGGACTTTGAATCCAAGCTGTCGGCACTGCGGGTGGCGAGTGAGCAAGCGCGTGCGGTTGTGGCTGCCGCCCCTGACGAAGAGGGAGCCGTCAATGAGGCGCTCATGCGTCTGGTGCAGGAGCATTTATTTAAGTTGCTCATGGCAGACGACGACAAGATGGACCTACCGAAGGTCGCCAAAGCGGTGGCGGAGTTGGGCAAAGCGTCTATTGCGCAGAAAAAATGGCAAGCCGAATACCGCGAAAAGGCTGAGGCGGCTGCGTCTCGTGTTGAAAAAATTGCCAAGAAAGGTGGCTTGAATCAAGCGACGGTCGAAGAGATCCGTCGCGAAATTTTGGGAATGGTCGCGTGAACCTATTATCGTCTTCTCACGATCCTTGGACCGGAGTCATCTGGCTTTGCCCTGACGATCGTCTGACAGGTGCTACATTTCAGCACTCCAATGCCCCATGGCTGAAGCGTGGATTTGACTGCGCGATCCATACAATTAGCGCACAAGTGATGTATTGGCTCGTCACCTTGCGCTTCTGGTCTGATCACATAGGCGAAGGAACCGGTCGGAAACTGACAAAGCTTGTAACGAGCTTTCTCGTCTTCCCAGCGTTGAAATTTTCCAAGTTCGGCTTCCAGTGTCCTGACGCGTTCCACCAACGCACCCTGTTCCGTGTGCGCAGTGTTCAACTGTCCTTGCAAGCCCAGCAATACCCCATTCAGCTCTATAACCTTGCTCGTAACGGCGGCGTCAGTCTTAAGCGTAAGCATGCTCTGCGTTATATCTGTCGCGGCCTTGATACCGCCGTAGGCGCCCATTACCCAATCCATCATTTCGTTCTTCCTTCAATGAGAGGACTACCGCTGGAGATTAGCATTACAACCGAAAACGCCCCGCGTTGGAGGACATTGTGATTCCAACCATTTTGCAAAGCACAGCGGATATCACCGCTCCGGCTGTCCTTCTCGACTACCAAAAAGAATGGATCGGCATCCGCGCCCCGCTTAAAGTCGGCGAGAAGTCCCGCCGAATAGGTCTCACCTGGGCGGAGGCGGCGGACAACGTCTTAGTAGCTGCCGCCCAAAAATCCGCCGCAGGCCAGACTGTCTATTACTTGGGCTACAACCAGGACATGACGGTCGAATACATCCAGGCATGTGCAATGTGGGCACGGGCTTTTAACTACGCGGCCGGCGAGATCGAGGAAGGCATCTGGCCCGACAGCGATCCCGACAAACACATCAAAACCTACACCATCGCGTTTCCCAGCGGGCACCGCATTGTCGCGCTGACCAGTCGCCCGTCTAACCTGCGCGGCCGTCAGGGGGTCGTTGTGATCGACGAGGCTGCGTTTCACCAGGACTTGGCGGAGCTGCTGAAAGCCGCACTGGCGCTGCTAATTTGGGGCGGTGAAGTGCATGTCATCAGCACCCATGACGGCACCGAAAATGCCTTCAATGAGTTAATCAACGACATTCGAGCAGGCAAACGTAAGGGGGCCTTGTTCCGCTGCCCATTCCGCGAAGCGGTATCCGATGGGCTTTATCAGCGTGTGTGCCTGCGTAAGGGCATCGAGTACAAACCCGAAGAGGAAGTCGCCTGGGTCCAGGACGTTTATGACTTCTATGGTGATGCCTCGGAAGAAGAGCTGGATTGTGTGCCGTCCCAAGGCGGTGGTGCCTTTCTAAGCTTGGCCCTGGTCGAGCAGCGCAGTAACCGCGACGTGCCAGTGTTGCGCCTCGCGTATCCGCAGGGTTACGAGACCCTGCCGGAACCCCTACGCCTAGCTGAGTCGCTGGAGTGGTGCGAGGAGCATTTGAAACCGTTGCTTGAAGCCATCCCGCAGGATGTCGAAAGCTATTACGGAATGGACTTCGCTCGCTCTGGCGACCTCTCGGTCATTTGGCCGTTGCTCAAGGAACAGAATCTGCGCAGGCGCACACCGTTCGTGGTCGAACTGCGCAACGTGCCATTCAAGCAACAGCGTCAGATCAAGTTCTACATCATCGACCGCCTACCGAACTTCCGCAAAGGCGCAGACGACGCTAGGGGCAACGGCTCCCAGCTCTCGGAAGAAACCGCCATTGAATACGGTTTCAACCGCATTGAACGGGTAATGCTCACCGAGGGATGGTATCGAGACAACATGCCGCCCTTTAAGGCGTCCCTGGAAGACGACAGCTTCTACGACATCCCGGCCGACAAAGACGTGGTCAGTGATGTACGCGCCTTCCGCATGGTCAAGGGCGTGGCCCGCATCCCGGAAAAACGTACCAACGAGAAGGGCGAAAAGTCTGGCCCCAAGCGCCACGGCGATGCGGGTATCGCGGCCGTGCTGGCGGACTATGCCTCACGGCAAGAAATCGAAATCTTCGAATATCACCGAATCCAACCCGCTGCCCAGCAAGATCGCGAGATCAAGCTCGGTGGCGGCTGGCGAACACAGAAAGGCATTTGGTAATGGCTGATTCACGCATCGTCGACCAGTACGGCCGACCCATCCAGTACGACAAACTCACCGAAGAACTGGCCGCCGCCCGCACCACCGGCATTCGCCAAATTTGGCACCAGTCGGTGGCCAGCGGCCTGACGCCTGGTCGGCTCGCCAATATCCTGCAAGCCGCCTCCGAAGGCTCGGCCCATGACTACCTCACGCTGGCCGAGGAAATGGAAGAACGCGACCTGCACTACGCCTCGGTCCTGGGCACACGCAAGCTGGCGGTGGCTGGCCTGAACATCCGGGTTGAAGCTGCGAGCGACGACGCCGAGGACATCCGTCGGGCCGACGCGCTGAAAGAGATAGTCGATTCGCCCGAGTTTGGCGAGCTGCAAGCCGACCTGACCGACGCCATGGGCAAGGGCTACGCCGTGTCGGAAATCATGTGGGACCGCAGCGGTAAGACCTGGAATCCATCGCGCTTTGAACCCCGCGACCAGCGCTTCTTTCAGTTCGACCGTGATACTGGCCGGGAACTCCGCCTGCTCGACGAGGCTGACCCCGTCGACGGCGTAGCGTTGGCGCCTTATAAGTTCATCGTCCACCTGCCGCGCATCCGTTCAGGCCTGCCGATCCGGGGCGGGCTGGCGCGTCTCGCGGCTGTTGGCTACATGTGCAAGGCCTGGACCTGGAAGGATTGGATGGGCTTTGCCGACATCTTTGGCATGCCTATGCGCGTTGGTCGCTACGGTCCAGGTGCCAGTAAGGAGGACATTGCAACGCTCATGTCGGCGGTGGCCAACCTCGGCAGCGATGCCGCCGCCGTCATTCCTGACAGCATGCGCATTGACTTCACTCAGGCCGCCAACGTCACGGGCGCGGGCGACTTCTTCAAAGGCTTGGCCGAGTGGTGGGACAAACAGGTCAGTAAGGCGGTGGTCGGGCAAACCATGTCTACCGACGACGGCTCCAGCCAGGCCCAGGCCAACGTCCACAACGAGGTACGGCTCGACCTTTTGCAAGCGGATGCGAAGGCCGAGTCCAACACCCTGCAGCGGTACTTCGTCCGGCCCTGGTGCGACCTGAACTTTGCACCAGGTCGACCTTACCCGCGTCTCATCCTGGACGTGCCACAGCCGGAAGATTCGAAGATTCTGATACAGGCGCTAAAGGATCTAGTGCCACTGGGCCTGAAGGTCGAGCAATCGGTTATTCGGGACAAACTCAACATTCCAGAGCCTGCGGCGGGGGCGGAACTGCTGGGCGTGCCAGCGCCCGTCGTTTCTCCAGCTTTGGCACAGGCAACAAACCGTGAGCAGGCATCAGCCAAGCCAGCGGCAGTGCCGGACATCGTGGATAACCAGGTGCGAACGTTAGAACGGGCTGTGACAGGCCCACTGGATGACATGGTCGAACAGATCAAGGAACTGCTCGACACCGTCAATAGCTTGGAAGAGTTTCGGGATCGGTTAATTGAAACTTATCCAATGATGAACACAGCTCAGTTGGCGGACATGATCGCCGATGGGCTGGCGGCTGCCAGCCTGGCTGGACGGAATGACATTTTACGGGGGCTTTAAGTAGCTACGAGGCGAGTTGGGTATTGGTCAGGCTGCAACCCAAAAACGCCTTGCAATGGTTGCAATACACCACCTCATACGGACCATTTGCGCCATGAAGATAATCATCAATAGCTACTCGGATGTCAGGCTTGTCATCGTTTTTGCAGTGCGGGCATCGGGGATAAAAACCCAAATTGCTGAATTTCATAGGCGGGGTGTGTTCCATGACCGTTTCCTTTCGATAAGTGCATCGCTAGCTGCTGATGCTGAACCATTGGTATAGCACATGGGTATTTCTCACGGTTCCCTCCCTTTCAAAGAGCAAATCGAATATTTGCAAGGCAAGACGGATATACCTACTCGCGCCTGGACGGACATATACAACGTCGAGCATGACTGGGCTTTTGTCGTCGCCGGGACGATGAAGCGGGATCTGCTTAGTGATATGCGCGGTGCCGTTGAAAAGGCGATTAGCCAGGGTTTGACCCTTGAACAATTTAGAAAGGACTTCGACCAGGTCGTTGGGAAACATGGATGGCAGTACAACGGCGGCCGAGGCTGGCGCTCCCGCGTGATTTACGAAACAAACCTGCGCCAGTCCTATAACGCTGGCCGCGAAACGCAGATGGCGGACCCTGAGCTGCGCAAGCGTCGCCCCTTTGGTATTTATCGTCACGGAGATAGCGCGCACCCTCGGCCGCAGCATCTGGCATGGGATGGCACGGTATTACCGCTGGAAGATCCTTGGTGGGCTACTCACAGCCCGCAAAATGGTTGGGGCTGCAAGTGCAAAAAGTTCATGCTGAGTCAGCGAGACGTTGATCGGCAAGGGCTGACGGTGGGGCCTGCGCCGGTTATTGAATACGAAAACAGGACCATTGGCGTTAATAGTCCGAACGGCCCTAGAGTGGTCCAGGTGCCGAAAGGCATTGATCCCGGCTTCGACTACGCGCCCGGTCAATCTCGGTTGAATGCGGCTGTTCCGCCGCTGCGAGCCTATGACCCTCTGCCTGATCCCGGAGCGCGTGCAAGTAGTGTTCAGGGTGCCGGACTGCCGAACCGTCGCGCACCAGGTACGTTGCCTGCGGCGCGGGAAATGGCGCCGGACCGGCTGTTGCCGACGGGCTTAAGCGACTCGGAGTATGTAGAACGATTCCTTGGCGAGTTCGGCGCTACCGACGCAAAGCCGGTGGTGTTCAAAGACGTGACGGGAGATGCCGTAGTTATCGGACGCGAGTTGTTCACCAATGCCAAAACCGGCGCTCTGAAGATCCGCAAGCGCGGTCACGTTCGTGAGCTGTTGCTCCTGGCCGACGCGATTAAAGATCCCGACGAGGTGTGGGTGCGCTTGGAGTGGCTTTATTCCAGGAACAAGGCCGTCGTGCGCCGTCGCTACATCTCGCGCTATCAAGTCGATGGCGAGCCTGTCCCGGCGCTGTCGGTGTTCGAGGTGGGGGATGATGGCTGGGACGGTGTAACGACGTTTTCACCAGAGGCGAATGATCCCGACTACCTGGAACAACTGAGGATTGGGGTTCGCTTGTATCGCCGCCCGCAGATTGAGCAGAAATAAAACCGCGCGCCGCCACACGCGATTAGACCCTGAGTGTAGGCCTGGAGGTCCTGGCGGGGACTGCTCACTCAATGGGCTGAATAGATAGTAGGAGGTGCTTGTGGCTGGTGCAATGCTTAATGTGGAGCTGGACGACAGCCGGACGGGGGCTGCGCTCACAGAGCTGGTGGGGCGCCTCGGGGATCTGACGACGCCCCTCCTGGACATCGCCGAATACTTGCACCAATCGACGGACGATAGATTCAGGCGTCAGGTTGCTCCTGATGGCTCTCCCTGGGCGCCGTTGGCTCCGTCCACATTGGTTAGGAAGAAAACAAGCAAGATCCTTCGACAGGACGGATATCTTCAGGACACCATGCGACATAGCGTCAGCGATAATGAACTGGCCTTAGGTACGGACCGACCCTATGGAGCTATACACCAGTTCGGGCAGAGAAAGGGTACTTCGGGTAGCTCAGGAGGTCACCCCCTTCCTTGGGGAGACATACCCGCACGGCCATACCTTGGGTTGTCATCCGATGATGAAACGGAGGTGGTTCTCCTCATCCGTGACTATTGTTTGGAGCCGATAGACGGAAGATAACGTGGAGAGCGGTAGAGGCTTTGCTGCACATGATCTGTACCAACCTTCGCATTTTGCTGTCACGGGGCGTTAGAGCTGCGTTAGATTCCGCTAAAATGCGAAAAACCGAGCTGCCAGGGAACGAGGTGTCATGTGGAGAAAAATTTAGTCCGTGCTGCTGGTCTGTCTAAGAAAGGCGGTGCCAAACCTGTTCTTAAGCTAGCTGACCTCGCATTTAAGCTTGGAGTCAGCCTGACGCCTGGTGCAAATGCTCTGTACGAAGCGATAAAAATCGGCGCAGAACCCTTTCGCGATTATTTATGGGCGCGGAACGAAAAACGGTTCAACGAATATTGCCGCACTTTACTTACTGGAGAAGGTGTTGTTGATCAAGACATGATGCATGCTGAGCTGCACGCAGCCGATTTTCACGCTTTACTTGACTCCTGCCTTTCAGACATCGAAGAAGAAAAGACCACTCCCTATGCAAATCTCACTCGCTCAATAGCACGTCAGTTAGTACCTGTTACTTATAGGCGTCACTTCATACACTCGCTGAAAGAATTGGCTTTTGGACACCTAGAAATTTTGCGCGAAACCTACATCGCGACAAGGTATTCATGCATAGGTCAGAATGACAAACTCATTCACCCCAGAGATTTTCTCACTCACGTTCAAACCGATACCATTTCTCAGTTGGCTCTGGAAGCGCTCATTGGGCGGGGGTTGATCACCAAAACGGAAATCACTGCGTTGGGGGTCACCTTCATTGAATCATGCTATTCAGAAGATGATTTAGAACCTTATAACTTCAATTACAAAGCTTCGAATAAAACTCGCGGCGTAATCATTAAGCTTACAGATAACAAAGAGATCAAATTAATCGAAGCCTCATTGACTCATGAGCTGAAGAGGCGGCAGATACAAACTGAAACAGCTGGGGTCATACTGTTTGATGGGGGGCAGTCCGACGACCCCTACGTGAAGTTTGCGGATTTTGCGTTTGTTTTAGCAACCCGGGGCAGAAATTTTAGTCAAGGCGTCAGCGATACCTTGAATAGTTCTCTTTGCGGAAAAAAATCCGTTCAAATTTTTGTCGATGACGCTCTGGGAGGAGGCGAACAAGAGCCAGTGATGTTTATGGATGCGCCTTCAAAAATCATAGGGAAGAAGAGTCCTGCTCAAGCAGCCACTGAAGCGGTGGAGCTTATTTTGAGCTTATAGGGAAGTCCCAAGTCTCACCCCATAAAACCTTAAATCCTCCTGATATATATGTCTTTGTTCATGCCACCAAAAATGGCGGCATGAAAACACAACTCGCCCTCAACACCGACCTATCCGCCGCCGTCTCTGACGGCCAGGCGCCTGAGTGGGTCGAACTTATCCCCCCAGGCCCAAAGGTCTCTGGCCGTGACGGTCGGCAATGGCTGTTCGATGAGCAGGCCGGGTTGCTGGTGCAATCCAGCTTCACCGGTCGCGCTATCGACCTGCCCATTGATTGGGAGCACGCCACCCAGCATCGCGCCACTAAAGGCGAAGACGCCCCGGCCGCTGGCTGGATCAAGCAACTAGAAATCCGGGACGGCGGCCTGTGGGGGCTTGTCGCCTGGACGCCCCGCGGTGCCAATCAGATCGTCAATCGCGAGTACCGCTTCCTTTCTCCCGTCTTCGACTACGAATCCGATTCCACGCGCATCGTGCGCCTGGTCAGCGCCGGGCTGACCAACAAACCCAACTTCCTGCTGACAGCCCTCAACCAAGAAACCCTGGAGAACTCGCCTGTGAAGCTTTCACCTGCGCTTTTGGCCGCGCTCGGCTTGCCCGAAACCGCCACCGAAGAACAGGCCATCGCGGCCACCACGCAACTCAAGACCACTGCCCAGGCAATGAACGCCGAGCGGCCCAACCTGGAGCAGTTCGTCCCTCGGGCGGATTACAACGCTTTGGAGAGCCGCGCCATTAACGCCGAACAGGCCCTGGCCACACAGAAGAAAGCCGACCACGAGAAGGCTGTCGACGCGTTGATCACTGCCGCCACCCAGGCCGGGAAGATTACCCCAGCCACTGTCGAGTACCACCGCGCCGCCTGCCACGACGAAACCGGCCTGGCCCGCTTCAAGGCCTTTGTCGAGGCGGCGCCGGTAGTTGCCGCTGCCAGCAACTTGGGCGAACGCAAACCCGACAACACGGCTACGGCGCTGAACGCCGAAGAGCAAAAGGTCGCCGCGCTGCTGGGTATGAGCGAAGCCGAGTTCATCAAGGGCAAGGCGTAATCCGTCCCTCTATATAGGAAGCACTCAATGATCATTACCTCTAGCTCCTTGGCGGCGTTGTTTACCGCGTTCAAGGCAGAGTTCCAAAACGCCCAGACGACTACCCCGACGGATTGGAAGCGCATCGCTACGCCTGTGCCGTCGTCCTCTGCCAGCAACACCTACGGCTGGCTGGGTCAGTTCCCGACCTTCCGCGAGTGGATCGGCGACCGTGTGCTCAAGAACATGGCGGCGCACGGCTACTCGATCACCAATAAAAAGTTCGAGTCGTCGGTGGGCGTTCCTCGCGACGCTATCGAAGACGATGAGATCGGCGTCTACAAGCCGCTGTTCGCCGAGATGGGCCGAGCCTCCAGCGCCCACCCCGACGAGCTGGTGTTTGGTCTGCTGAAAGCCGGACTGACCACGCAATGCTATGACGGCCAAAATTTCTTCGATGCCGATCACCCTGTCTACCCGGAAACCGACGGCACCGGTACTGCTGTGTCGGTCAGCAACTACAAAGACGGCACCGGTCCTGCCTGGTATCTGCTCGATGTCAGTCGTGCAATCAAGCCGATCATCTTCCAGACCCGTCGCCAATACGCGCTCAAAGCAATGACCAGCATGGACGATGAACAGGTGTTCATGCGCGACGAATACCGCTATGGCGTCGACGCTCGCGTCAATGTGGGCTTTGGCTTCTGGCAATTCGCCTACTGCTCGAAAGAGCCGCTGACCGCCGAGACCTATGGCGCCGCCCGTGCCGCGATGAAGAATTTTCAAGCCGACGGTGGCCGCCCGTTGGGCATCAATCCAGGACTGCTGGTTGTTCCGTCCCAACTGGAAGGCACGGCCCGCAAGATCCTGGTCAAGGACGCGGATAACGGCAACGAATGGGCAGGCACTGCCGAAGTGCTGGCGCCGAGCTGGCTGGGATAAGGGGGCGCCATGACGATTGTTATCACGTCCAAGCGCGACGGCTTCCGTCGTTGCGGTATCGCCCACCCCAGCACTCCGACGAATTATGCGGATGACTTCTTCACGGAAGATCAGTTGGAGGCGCTGAGCAAGGAGCCGCAATTGATCATCGCCTATGCGGAGGATGAATTCGACCAGGTGCAGGAGCAGGTCAATGAACCTTTGTCGCAAGCCCCGTTATCGCAAGCGCCCGACGCCTTGGAAACAAGCCAGTCGCAAGCGCCTCAAGCAAACGCTGCACCTGTGGGTGATGCAGTGGTCGACACCGTCGTTCAAGTCTTGGGCGACGGCGAGCCAGGACCGAATGCTCAGGGACCTGGCCAGGTTTCGGTAGATGGTCAGACTGCGGACGATTCGCCTGCACGCTCGGTTGCTGTTGAAGCGCCTGTTAAGCCTGAGAAAGCCCGCCCCACCAAAGCCAAGGCCGACGGCAAATGAATCTGACGCTGCCATCGGCTACCCAACTCCTGATCCGCTTTGGTGCCCGCGACATTTCCCAGGTGGCGGCGCCGGATGACGGGCGGACCATTGAGCCGGAGCTGCTGGCAGCGGCTGCGTCAGGTCAGCCGCTGGATGACTGGCCTGCCGAAGACATCGCTATTGCGGTTGCGACGTTGGCCAGGATCGCCGACGCCGTGACCAGGGCCCGCAGTGAAGTTTCGTTTTACCTGCGTTTCCGCCCGACCGGAGAGGATGCGCCCCTATGGGTCACTGACGACCTGGCCGAGATTGCCCGCTACCACCTGTACGACGACGCCGGGAAGGAGGATTCGACAGTGCGCGTGCTCTACAAGGACATCATAAAGCGCCTGGAAACCCTGGCAGCCGAGGACAAGGAGCGCGGCGCCGGTGACGGTGGCCAGTCCGGGCTACAAGTCAGCAGCCAACCCCGGCTTATGAGCCGTCGCACCTTGAGGGCGCTGTAATGCTGGGCGAGCTGGAGGACCTGATCGAGGCACGGCTTAAAGAGCTGAAGGCCAAGCTGCCCAAGTTGGCCGTTGAAAGTTATGGCGGCGAATTGAGTGACCCCGATCTGTTGTCCGGCTTGCTCAAACGTTGCCCGGCGGTGCTGGTGATGGTGCCGAAGGTGACATTTAAACGCTCTGCCCAAGGGCGCTACAGCGTGCCGATCACGTTCCGCCTGGTCATTGCCACTCGTCACCCTCGCGGTGAACGAGAGACCCGGCGCGGGACGACGCCGACCGATATCGGCAGCTACGCGCTTTGGGAGGCTTGCATGCATCAACTGGTGGATTGGCAGCCATGGGAAAACCGCGCCGCCGTCCGCCCTACAGAACTATCCAACCTGGTCAACGGCAAGCTATCGAGCGACCACCTGTCTGTCCTGGGCCAATCATTCCTGATTGAACTGGATTGGCAGAAACCAGCCGAGGCCTTGCCGGACCTGTTGGGCATCAATCTGGCGTACCACTCGCCCTCGGATAACCCCGAGCCGGTGGCCACCGACAACATCGAATTGAGGGACGTGTAATGCACGTAGTTGCCGCGCCTGGTCATCGGGTGCCCATGGAAAAAGATCCGTATCAACAGATTGAGGCGGCACCTGCTGACTCGGTCGAGGTGCCGGACACTTCTTATTACCGTCGACGAATTGCGGCGGGCGAACTGCTCATTAGCAAGAAGCCTCGCAGCAGTGCCAAACAACCCGCACAGGAGCCCGTCGAATGAGCATTGACTTTGACACTATCCCGGCCTCGATCCGTAAGCCGGGGGCCTATTTTGAGTTCAACACCAGTCTTGCCGTGCGTACGCTGCCGACTAACAAGCAGAGTATTTGCCTGATTGTTCCGCTTGGTGCCGACGCGACGGCGGCGCCGCACGTACCAATCCAGGTCTACAGTGCCACCGAGGCAGGAAAGCTCTTTGGGCCGGTTGCCGAAGAGATGGTCGCTGCCGCGATTGGCGCCTATCGCTACGTGGCTATCTCAGCCGTCGGCGTTGTGGTTGAAGGTGATGCCGAGCCAAACATTACCGCCGCGCTGGATGCCACGGCGCTGGGTGGCTACACGCTGTTGGTGCCTGCCTGGTTCAGCCAAACTGCCCTGACTGCGCTGCGAACGCATATCCAGACTTACACCGACTCTATCGAGCAACAAAGCATCATCGGTGTGGCGGCGTTGACCAGCACGTTGTCCGCCGCGACAACGTTGGCCGCCTCGCTGAACTCGGGCGCGATCACTTTGGCCGTTCTGCCGGGCACCACCTCGACAGCGCGTCAGGTGGCCGCCGCCTACGCCGCCGTGATTGCTTCGGAGGAAGATCCGGCCCGGCCATTGAATACCCTGGTGCTGAAGGGCGTTCAGGTGCCGACCATCACCCAGCGTCTCGGCCGCACCGAGCAGGAAACCGCGCTGGCCAACGGCGTCACGCCGCTGGAAGTAGCGGCCGGTGATGTGATTCAAATCGTGCGCGCCGTCACGACCTACACCAAGTCCGCAGCCGGTGCGACGGACGTGTCGCTGCTCGATCTGACCACCATGCGCACCCTGTACTACGTGCGCAATGCGTGCCGCGAGCGTATCCGCCTGCGCTTCCCTCGCTCGAAACTCTCCAAGAAAACGCCCGACGCCGTGCGCGGCGAGCTACTGGACGTGCTGCTCAAACTGGAAGAGCTGGAGATCATCGAAGAGGTGGAGGCCAACGCTGACGGCCTGGTGGTCGAGCGCTCGCTCCAGGACGTGAGCCGTCTCAACGCTTCCATTCCCACCGATGTCGTCAACGGCCTGCATGTGTTTGCAGGTCGCATCGATCTGCTCTTGTAAGAGGTAACGCTAGATGGCTGATAACTATGTGGGACAAATCGTCCTGGAAATCAACGGCACCGATTACGAGGTGGTCAGCGTGGAGCCGAGCCTCAAGACCGGGCGCAAGGTAATCAAGACCATGAACCGCACCGGTCGCGCTTCCGGCACGGCGAAAGGTATCGAAGAACATGAGCTGAAAATCTCGGTGGCCATTCCCAAGTCGGGCGAGCCGGATTGGCGTGCATTGATGGACGCCAAGATCACGATTTATCCGCAGGATGGCGGTAGCAAGCGCCAGACCTGGACCGGTTGCTCGCTGCTGGAGATGGGCAGTAAGTACCAGGTCGAAGGCGAAGCCACCCGCGACCTGACCGTTGCCGCATTGAACTACTACACGGAGTGAGGGGATGACTGAGCAATCGAACAAAGAGTGGGATGGTTTGACGATCAGCGGTGAGCTGCAAGTCGGTGTGTATTACGCAGGTGTGCGCCATAAGCGTTTTACCCTACGAACGCCTGTCACCGGAGATCTGATCGGCGCCCAAGAACTCTACCCTCATGGGCCGATGCAATTGATCACGGTCGATGTGTATCGCCGCCAGCTTCTTTCCTTGGGTGATATCCCAGCCGAGGCGCTGACAACGGATCTACTGCGCGTAGCGCTGACCGAAAGCGATCTTGGCCTACTCGCCGATGCCGATGCCGCGTTGGAAAAAAAGCTCGCGCCGCCGAGCGCGGCATCGCCGATTGGCGACGCATCGAACATGGACTCGTCAGGGCAGGTTATCGCCTAGACGAAATTCGGCGGATGACTCGGCCGGAGATCGACGCACGTATTGACCTGATCGTAGGTAAGCCCAAAGCCACGCGGTACGTGAGCAAACGGCAACGTAAAAAGCTGCCTGCCGCTAAATGATTCAAAGGCTCGATACCGGGCCTTTCTTGTATCTGTAAGACGCTCTGGAGTGTTTGATGAGTTCTGATTTGCGCGTTGCGCTCCGTATCCAAGCCCACTCGGGAAACAGCCGCCGCGAAATCGAGCAGCTAAACCGCGATCTGCGTAAGGCTGGGAAGGAAGGCGCGAAGTCACTGGCCGATGAAAGTTGGAAGGCAGGAGCGGCCATTTCGAAGGTCGGCCAGGCTGGCGCAGCGAGTTACCAAGTCATTCGAAACTCAATGCGCGAAACCGCGAAAGCGGGCTCGCAGACTCGGCTAGAGATCAACAAGACCAAGGACGAACTCAAAGCGATGGCCGACGCTGGACGCAAGGCTGCGCGAGACATCAAGGCCGATGCCGCGAGCGCGGATCGTCAGGGTGTGCAGCCGCTTCGTCAAAGCGTCGAGCGCACCGAATCAGCTTTCCGTCGTCTGGCGCAGAACGGCGGCCGCAACCTCCAGACGCTTAAGGCTGTCGCAGCAGGCGTTCGCAAAGAGTTTGATCGAATTAAGTCTTTAGGGTCGAGCGCTCAAGGGCAGTTGGCAGGTCTTGGGGTTGGCATAGGCGCCGTGGCCGGTTTGACCGGCAGTGCTCGCTTAGATCGTCAGTTAATCCGCACAAAGCAAACGGCGAACATGTCGCCAGAGCAGAAGGACGATTGGAAGAACGAAGGCTTTAGGATCGCCAAGGACTATGGTCTGAGCCGCGAAAGTGTGGACTCTGGCTTCAATACCTTGATTGCCTCGGGCATGGATTATGGCCCAGCAAAAAAGACTGCCAACGCGATTGGCCAGGCATCCACTATCACGGGTGCAGATTCCGCCGTCCTGGGTAAGGCCGTTGTCGCGGCTGCCAGCGCCTTTAACATCGATTTGAACAAGGGCGGTGCGGCCCTCGACCTTTTGCAAAAAATGACCGTCGCGGGCCGCCTCGGTACGGCAGAGCTTGAACATCTCTCCGATCTGTTTCCAAAGATCGGCGGTGTTGCATCAGCCGCAGGCATGTCGATTGAGCAAGCGCTTGCGTTCACTGAAGCTCTTTCCAAAGTAGAGCAACAGCCGGACCGACTGGGGACCTTGGCCGAATCCACCCTTCGCGTATTCAGTAATAAGCAATACCGAGACCAAATCACCAATTCAAGCGGCGTTGGCTTTTTCAACAAAGACGGGACATCAAAGAACCCGCTCGCTGTATTTGAAGAGTTGAAGCGTAAGTACAGCGCAATGAAAACCGATGAGCAACGCGCAAAGTTTATGGGCGTCGTTTTCAAGGGCATGGATCAGGACACTGTGCGCGGTATGCGTAGCATGTTGACCGGCGAGCGCTTGGACGACTTCCGCAACGGCGCAACCACACTTCAGAAAGCCGAACCAATCTTCAACAGTGACCTGAAAGAAAACACGAATAGTGCCAGCGGTACGGCTGCCCGAATGAAAGCCAGTTTGGGTGAGGCCATCGACCGGATGGCAACGCCTATTAATAAAACCTTCGCTGACATGGGGAGCTACCTGCTCGATGACTTGAATTTATCGGGCGAGCAAATGCTCGCGGGCGGTGCGGCATTGGGCGTGGGTGGCTATTACGCTGGGCGTGGTGCCAAAGCCGGTGCAGGTGCGTTGTTGAACAGGGTGATGGGTGGGCCGGAGACGCTGAAGAACATAGCGGTCGGCAAGGTCTTAGAGGAAGCCACGGGCGTCACTTCCGTGTTTGTGACTAACTGGCCAGGCAACATGCAACCTGGTGTCGGAATGCCTGATGTCCCCGGTGGCGCCTCTTCATCTGGGAAGGGCAAGCCTGGTGGTTTTATTGCGCCATGGTTGGCACCGATTGCGCTTGGCGCCAGTGCAACCCAACTCAGCGGCTCGACCGGCCAGAACACTGACGAAGACCGTTTGGCCATGGTTGCAAGGAACAAGCTTTTGGACGACGGGCAGCGTGCCTATCAATCAGCGTTCTATAGCAACCGCATTGCGCTGGCCGGGCAGAATCCTGGCCAATCTCAGGACTGGTTGTCGAGCCAGGCCCAGCGCTTGGCACATCAACAAACGGGACTCACTGCTTCGGGCACATCTGTCGCAGGCGCGAACGCCTGGGCGGCTGGCGTTGCCAATCGTGCCGTTGGCGCTGGGGCTGATACGCAAGCAGCCGTAGCGCGCTTGCAACAGCTCCTGGACAAACCATTGGTGATTGAGGTTCGGTCGGATTCACGCATGATCCAGGCCGAAGTCGAGCGCCGTACTGACCTGCAAGTGAGGCGCGGCCAATGAGCTGGGCGGAAACCTTACTGGACGCCTCCTTTCGCGGGGTGCCGTTCCAGGTTGTCGAAGAAAGTCTCCAGGCTCAACGGGCTTTGGCCGAGCACGGCACGCCCTTTAAGGATGGAGACCGCGTCAGGGATCTAGGGCGCGGAGCCCGACGTTTTCAGATGCAAGTCGTAGTGTTTGGCGTCAACTATGAGTTGGAATTACAGAACATCTTGCGAGCCTTGGACACTCCAGGCCCCGGGGAGCTGATCCATCCCATTTATGGCAGCGTTAGTGTCGTTACCCAGACTTGGGAGGTTAAACACAACGCAGACGGCCCCGACTCGGCCTTGGTCAGCCTGTTGTTTCTGGAGGACACGCCGGAGCTGCCATTCTTTGTCCGTCAGTTCGAATTCGTCGACATCGGCATCACTGATGTGGAGGAGCAAGCCAGTTGGCAGGACGGCGTTTTCGATTTGTTCGGCCGTATCGATTCCCTGGTCAGCGAGATTCAATCCTGGATCGGTGGCGGTTGGGTCGGCCTGATAGAAAAGGCCTTGGGCTTGCCCGGTATTTTCCTCCGTGTGCAGCAACTGCGCTCACAGATTCTTGGCATAGTCTCCGGTGTTGCCTCCATGGCCAAACATCCTTCGGCCGCCTACGATCCGTTGGTCGACCTGTTCCGTACTCCGACGCAGATCCGTAGCGCTGTCCAGGGCAGTACACCCAGTTCATCGACTGCATTACTGTCGATGTCTGGCATCCCGGCCAGTATTCCTGGCGGTGCCAGCCTGACGACTCAGGCGGCGCGAGCGGGCAACGCTTTTTTGATCAGCGCTCGCCAGGGGAATGCGCCAGACGCCGACCTGTTGCCCGACGGTATGCCTGACGATCCGGTGGAAAGTAGCGGCTTCGCCCTGGTGGTGCTGGTCATCACCGAACTGGCGGCCGCACACGCCCAGGCCGTGGCCATCGTCATCGAGGACGAAGGTCAAAATCCAACGCTCAGTCCGGTGGAATTGGAAGGCCTGGTTAACCTAGTGCGCTCGTTGGTCCAGTCCGCAATCCTGCTTCAGCGGCGCTTGTATGACGTTGAGACCTCGCGGCCCATCATCGAAGCGTTGCGCAACACCGCCGCGCTGATACAGGCCCGCGCTCGCCAGGTCATCTTGCAAAGCCCCCCCATGGTTGAGCGGTTGGTCGAGACCCCGGCCAGCCTTCGGCTATTGGCCCATCGCTGGTACGGCGACCACACCCGCGCCCTTGAGTTGATCCGTCTCAATCCTGACCTGAATACCCCTCACAACATTCCGGCCGGGAGGGTGCTACGTGCCTACGCAGAATGACCAAACGGCACCGATCCGCCTCGCCATTGGTGGGCTGGCCCACGACACCTGGGACGGCTGGTCGGTTGAGTCCGACTTGCTCACACCTTCGGATGCCTTTGAGCTGGAGTTGTACACCAAAAACACTACACGGCTGCCGTCCGTGCTGAAGGAAGGCGCGCCGTGTTCTCTGACCCTGGGCAGCGACCGCGTGATGACGGGGCAACTGGACGAGTTCGAGCATGATGTTTCGCGTCAGGGTATTTCAATCCGCATCAATGGACGCGACCGTGCTGCGCCCCTGGTCGACTGCTCGGCGCCGTTCGTGTCGATGCGCGAAGCGTCATTGGCTCAGATCCTCGACCAGGTGGTTAAGCCCTTGGGCATTGACCGGGTCGAGATTCGCGCCGACCAGGCCAAGACCCGGCGCCGCATTCAGATAGAGCCAGGCCAAACAGCTTGGGAGGCGTTACTCCAGGTGGCCGAGGCGAATGGGCTATGGCCATGGGTCGAGCCCGACGGACGCTTGATCGTTGGTGGCCCCGACTACAACACGCCACCCGTCGGTGCGCTGATCATGCGTGAGGATGGCGTCGGCAACAACGTTCAACGCCTGAGCGTTCGCCGTTCCATCGCCAACCGGTTTAGCCAGATCACTGTCCTTGGCCAGCACGGGCAGTACGACAATGATGGGCTCGACACCAAGCGTTCCCACTTGCGTTCGGTCATCCAGGACGAAACCTTGGCCCGCCGTGGGATCTTCCGACCCAAGGTCATCATCGATAGCGCCAGCGAGAACCAGGACATGGCCACCACCCGCGCCCGCAAGCTGTTGGCTGACAGCCGCCTGGAGGGTTTCGAGATCCGCGCCATCGTGGAGGGGCACCGGGCCGACAACGGCCAAGTCTGGACACCGGGCCAGCGCGTCATCGTCCGTAGCGAGCCCCACGAACTGAATGCCACGTATTTTCTGATGGCTCGCACGCTGCGCTTGTCCCGTGGCGAAGGGGCTATTACCGAGCTGCGCTTGCGGGAGGACAAGATGTGGGTGCTCGATGGCGTGAAGCAGAAGAAGCACAAAGGCAAGGTCAATAAAGACGCGGCCTTCATCGAAATGGTTAAGGGGCTGTGATGAGAAATATGGGGGGATTGATTCGCGAGCAAGTGGGCCGCTTCATGTCGAATATACGGCTGCCGTTTCGTGCGGTCGCGGCGCGTAACAGCCATGGCAAGCTGATTGGCGTGGACATGCAGGGTTTGTCCGGCGAATCGGTGACTGGGGAGCTGTTCCAGCACTATGGCTTCAGCTCGGCACCGTTGCCGGGGGCCGAGTATTTGGTTATTCCGGTGGGTGGGAACAGCAAACATGCCATCGTCGCCGCAAGTGAGGATGGCCGCTACAGAATCGCGCTCCAGGACGGCGAAGTGTCGATCTATACCGATGAGGGGGATTGCGTGCATTTGAAGCGTGGGCGGGTGGTTGAGATCGTCACCGACACGCTGGTGGTTAAGGCTGGGATGAAGGTGCGGTTTGAGACTCCGTTAGTTGAGATGTCTGGAGACCAGCATAACGAGGGAAGCATCAAGGCTGATGGCGAAATCGCCGACCATGCGCGGACCATGCAGGCAGATCGTGATCTTTACAATCAACACGACCATGGCGGCGGCCCAAAGCCATCGCCAGCGCAATGAATTTCTGGTTACGATGGGCGCCGGTTTCCCGTCGAGTTAGCACAGCATGGCAGCTACCCTTTACGCACTTGTCCGCTTTTTCAAGCAGGAGTCGCATCGCGAGGATTTTTTGCGCGGCAATTTGTACATGAATCGTCTGAAGTATTTCAGGCAGTACGAAGAGCAGGACAAATGCAATATTGGGGATAGACACGAAGGGCTAACGGGATGGCTTCAGCCTGAAGATGTGAAAATGACAATTGAAGACAATGAGACTGGGGAGACCTTCAAGATTGAAGGACTCGCTGGCCCGCTAAGACTCGGTTATCACCATCACGACGAGTATCACGTCTATTGCATGTCGGCACTCTATTGCAATGATGATTCTGCCAAAACTCTTGAAATGATCAGATCTGAAGCAATGCTCGACGTCGACAAAGGCGACCTAGGCGATTATTGCTCCGTCATTTTCGGTCTGGACCGTTTTTTCTCTCGCGTGGACAGCACCCTTGATGGGCTGACCGAAAATCGCTCGAATTATGGCCTAGTTGAGTACTACGATCCGAACACCTTTAGCGGCACGTTTAAAGGAGACGAAGCTTTTCTGAGAAAAGCCAGCAGCTTCAGTCACCAGAGAGAGTTTAGGATTTTCGCGTGGGATGGATCTAAAGGGAATGATGCCCGCACGCTCAACATTGGCGATCTTTCAGATATTGTTTTCAACTGCCATAAGAGCGAACTCAACAAGCTCGTCTCACTAGACATTCCTGTGCCCGTCCTGGAACCTTAAATCGCCCTGAAAGTCCTGTCCAGCGCACAGCGCTGCACCATGCCTGCCTATGGACGCAGGCATAAACCCCACCACTGGCGACTTGACGGGCCAGCGTATCAATACGCTGGCAAATGCCGTCTACATCCGCCTCATGACTCCCCTTGGAACCTGGTGGGCTGATCCCGCGTTGGGTTCCCGCCTGCATGAACTTCGCCGCGAAAAAGACCGTCCTCGGGTTGGCATCCTTGCCAAGCAATACGCCGAGCAAGCGCTCCAGCCTCTGCTGGATGACGGCCGCGCCAAGAAGATCACCATCACCGCTGAGCAGCCCCACAACGGCTGGCTTGAGCTGCAAATCGACATCATCGACGCCACCGGCAATCCGCAGGTGTTTCGCCAACCTGTAAGGGTGATTTGACATGGCCTTTTCCGCCCCCTCGCTGGAGCAAATCCTGGCCGGCATTCTCCGGGACATTCGCAACCTCCAAGCCGAAGCCGATATCGGCACCGACAGTGATAACTACGTTCGCTCGGCAGCGGTTGCCGCTGCTATTGAAGGGCTGTATCAGAAGATCGCGTGGACGTATCGCCAGATATTCCCTGATACAGCAGACGAAGACGAGCTGGTCCGAACCGCTGCGATAAGAGGCGTGCCACGTAAAGAGGCCGTTGCCTCGACGGGTACGGTGGAGCTGAAAGGCGTTGCGGGGGTTGAGCTGTTGCAAGGCTCGACAATCACGCACGTAGTCACTGGTGAACGGTTTACCACGCTTTCCAGCGTGATAATTGGCATAGGTGGCACAGCGACCGTCCAGGCCAGGGCAGAGAGTCTGGGGACTGGCCTCAACAATCTTTCCGGCGCGGTAATTCTTGTGAGCCCACCACTGGGGATGGACTCGGCGGCAATCTTCATCGGGCCGACAACCGGAGGTGAAGATAAGGAAAAGCCAGAGGCGTTGCTTGCTCGCCTCTTGGACATTATTCAACTGCCCCCGGCCGGGGGCGCCGCCTATGACTTTAAGCGGTGGGCTAGAAGTGTGGCCGGTGTAGCGGACGCACTGGTCATCCCGAGGCGTCGAGGTGGCGGCACCGTCGACGTCGTCATCACCGCCAGTACTGGCAACCCGTCAGTCGAGGTCATCGCCAATTGCCTGGAGTTTATTCAAGAACAGTGTTCCGTTATCGCGGATGTGTGGGTCTACGCGCCCACGATTCGGACGGTCAACTGTACGGCTCTGGTCGAGCTAGCGGGTGGATATACGCTGGCAGAGGTTCAATCCGCTGCGCAGGTTGCCTATGAGGCATTGCTGGGTGCGTTGAAGCCTGGCGAAGCTCTCAAGCGCTCGCAGATTGAGGCCATGGTCAACAACCTGGCGGGCGTTGTCGATCGCTCTGTGACGGCTCCGACCGGTAACGTCAACGCCTCTGATGATTCGGCGCTGATCGGCTGGATTAGGCCCGGCACCATTACCCTGGGCCTGCTGATATGAGCAGCCTGGCCGACCAGCTCCGGTTGCTTTTGCCGCCCGTTTCTTATGACGGGACGGCTCCAAAGCTGTCCGCCGCCGTTGAGGCTGATGCCAATGCGCTCTCGCTAGCTGACGCACAAGTCGAATCGGCCTACAGCGTGATTTTCCCTGACTCTGGCAAAGGGTTGGCCGATTGGGAACGCGTTCTTGCATTGCCTGACCCTTGTTTGATTGGGGTACAGCAATCGACCCAACAACGAATACAGGCAGTAGTCAGCAAGTTGCAAGGGCGAGGTGGGCAAAGCAAGCCCTTTTTCATCGCCTTAGCGAAGTCCCTGGGCTACGACATCACCATCACCACGTTCCGCCCTGCGCGTGCCGGTCGTGCGCGTGCTGGCGATGCTATCTACGGCGGTGATTGGAGCTTCGCATGGCGTGTAAACGCCCCAGCCGTAACGATCAGCCGCGCCGTCGTGGGGAGGGCCGCCGCTGGTGATCCCTTGGCGTCCTGGGGCAATAAATCACTTGAGTGCAGGCTCAGCCAAATGAAACCGGCCGAGTCCATTTTGCTATTTGGTTACGGAGCCAACTGATGCAGAAGATAGGAAGCAGTACATCAACCGCGAACGGGGCTGGTGAATATACCGAGGGCAGTCCAGGCTCAGGCGTAGATGCCACGCTCATTACCGCCGCGTGGCTGAACACGATTCAGCGTGAATTGGTGAACCTTATTCAAGGTGCAAGCCTGACGCTGAATCCTGCCGATGATTCGCAGGTGTTTAAGGCCGTGCAGGCCTTGCAAACTGCGATGAGTACTTGGTCAAAAATCACCGGAAAACCCACCACTGTCGCTGGTTACGGAATCACGGACGCGTTTACCAAGCCCGAAACAACTGCTGCTATCCAAGCGGCAGTTTCCGCGTTGGTCGCAAGCTCTCCCGCCGCCCTGGATACGCTTAAGGAGCTGGCCAGCGCGCTTGGGAACGATCCAAATTTCGCCACCACAATGACTAATCTGTTAGCAGGCAAGCTGGCTGTAGGTCAGTTCGGGTTGGGGGGTACAAGCGCACCCTCGGCCGCTATTGACGCTATCGGACTGCCTGGAGGGTTTCATTACTTCGGTGACGGTCCCACTTCACTTGCCAACAACGTATGCGTACTAAACATTCCCTATGGCAATGATTCGTATGCCGCTCAGATTGCATTTCGACAGGGTTTTGTGGAACCAGAGATCTATGTGCGAGGTGGGCGTACGCCTGGCGTTTGGGGTAGCACCCGGAAGCTTTGGCACACGGGGAACCTTGACCCGAACGTCATTTTACCTGTCGGTACGTCCATACAATATTCAGGCTACTCAGCACCTCCGGGATTTCTGAAGGAAAACGGAGCGGCAGTCTCCCGCACGGCCTATGCCGACCTTTTTGCGGTCATAGGGACAACGTACGGCGCCGGGAACGGGACGACCACATTCAACCTGCCAGACAGTCGAGGCGAATTCATACGAGGCCTTGACGATGGTCGAGGTGTTGACCCAGGACGGACTCTTGGCACTGCCCAAGCGGATCAGATGCAAAGCCACCGACACGGCGTCTTGTGGGGACAGGGAGGCGCTGGCTCGGGATATGCGGGCAACAACTTAAGCAATTACAGCAACGCAGGCACTTATCAGCAGGTATCCGCGCCTACAACTGATGGAACAAATGGTGAGCCCCGTGTGGGCACAGAAACACGCCCACGGAACGTCGCACGGTTGATGTGCATTAAATACTGAGGCAAGGCCATGTCTGAAACTAAACTAGTGATTTATCAAGCGAACCCCCAGACGGGCGAGTACGTCGGACCTACATTCGCTGACCCGGACCCTTTGGAGCCTGAGAATTGGCTCATTCCGGCAAGGGCCTTTATTGACGAGCCTCCCGAGCCGAAGCCGGGGTTTGCCGTGGTGCATAAACCCAACACCGAGCAAGTTTGGAGCCTGGTGCCAGACTGTCGGGGAACCGTCTACCGGATTGCGAACGGGGAAGCCGTCAGCTGGAATAGCTTTGGACCGCTGCCTGACGAGTTCACGTCGGAGATTTATCCGGGTCCTTACTACGTATGGAAGGACGGAAGCTGGGAGCTTGATAAGGCGGCACAGGTGGAAGCGCAGGCAGCTAAAGCACTGGCGGATCGTGATGAGCTGCTCATCGATGCCGCTACCCGTATTGCCCCCCTACAAGACGCTGTCGACCTGGGAGAAGCGACACCGGAAGAAGAGGCTGAGCTTACTGCGTGGAAGCGCTATCGGGTAGCGTTGAACAGGATTCAGCAGCAGCCCAACTTCCCTATTGGCATTGAATGGCCGCTGTCGCCGACCATCACACCTAAACCGGCCGCGTAACAACAGTGCCAAACGGCGCGCAAGACGGTGCCAAATCCGGCGCGCGCTTACACGAAGGCGGACCGACCGTCAATAAAAGTTATTGACTGACACACCGCTTTCGCGAGCAGGCTCGCTCCCACACTTTTATTTTGGTGCCAGCCGGTCGGGCGGCGTTTGCTTCCTATTAATAGTAACCATTACTATTCACATCCCGTCCCCACAGCGCGCCGCGATGATCCCCAAGCTGCCCCGCAGACCCGGCTTTTTCGAGCATTACGAAGAGTTGATCGGCACCTGGACCCGTCGCCTGCGCAATCGCCAGCAGGCCGAGGACCTGGCCCACGAT